ATAATTTTTCTAATCTAGCTCTTAATTGTACAGCGTCATTACCAACTAAACTATTATACTTACTGTGTATCATGTCTAGTGACTTGTAAGCCATGGCTAAATCTTTATCGTTTAATAATCTGTCAGCAATATATCTTCTTGTTTCAAAGTGGTCGTTTCTAGCCGTCTTAGCTCTTATAAATTGTAAGTCTGTTTTAGAAGCAGTTGCCTCAGCTAAGTTTTGACTTACTTTAAATTCTTTTAAGTTTCTTTTCATTAGTTATTTACCTTTGCTCCTGCTCTCCATTGGTAACAAGACCAATATCGTGCTTTTGTTTTAGGGCCTGGATTATCACAATTGTGCCTAGCTCTAAAAGATTTTCTTCTTGCCGGATCATCTCTTTTGATACTTAAACCTGTAGTATCACCGAAAGAAACTTTGATAACTTTGCCAGCCTCATTCTTAACATAGACGTAAAACTTCTTACTACCACCTCTAATTGGGTCGTTGAGTTTTACTTTTTTACCTTGGTATTCTGCCTCATTAATACCCTCAGCCTCATGTTCAAATATACATTCTTCACAAGCTTCGTCTATATTTTCATATTGTTTAAATGATCTGACCATTATATCTTCTCCATCATTCTTTTTACTACTTCTTGTAACTTAGATTTCCATTCCTCAGCGTATCTTTTCTTATATTTATCTATTGTTTCATCTGTAGTTTGCCATTTTTCTATATCTTCTTTAGTAATTACCTGCTCAGGTTTACCTCTTTTTTTAGCGTCAACTGGCTTAGCGTCTGGTTTCTCACCTGGCGTCATGTCTTTAGTGTGATTAGCATAGTCAGCACCTATCTCATATGACTCTGGTACATAACCCTCTACCCGTTTAGCGTCTTCTAATGACATTGATTCTGGTACACAATTAGGTACTTGTTTACCACCTTTTTTCTTAAAGCCTACTTGTTTATAACCTGTCACACACGCTTCGTCCATAGTGTTTTCACCATACATTTGTTTAAATTTCTTAGTATGTATTGATGGTTTAGTTTTAGCACCCTTATCGCCTGGCGCTGCCTTATAAGGACCTTTTGTTGTGTCTTGTGATTTAAAATGATCTGCTCTTTTATCTTTTACATCTTTAGATAATTGTTTGTAATACTTTTTAGGTTGTGTACCATCTTTTTTCTTCACATCTTTATCTTGTGGTTGTGCGTCTAAATCTTCTTCTATTTTGTCAACTGCTGTAAAGCCGTAGTCAATGTTTGTATCGTATTCTCTCACGTCTACCTCTCTATCCGCTGGCACAGGAATACAATCCCATATCCAGGCTTTGTGTAAATTGTTATTATTATCTTCTAGTACAATATAATTTGTACCTCTTCTTTTTACTATGCCTTGTATATCTTCTTTTACATAGTTTACTTTATCGTTGATATTAAAGACCATTTCTCTAATATACAAATCTCTTATTTGTTTTTGTTCAAACTCATTCATTGAAGCCACAGGTTTAGCACCTGATACATGAGCTAAACTACCATAACTAGCTGCCAGTTTTTTACTTAAACCCATACCACTTCTAACTGACACAAATAAATCTTCTATTTCTTTATTACTAATACCTCTAGGTAATCCTTTTTTAAAACTATCAATGTCACCTTTCTCAGCAGCCGATCTCATCTTACTTGCTGACATGCCTGTGGCACCCTCAGCGTCTGGATCTCTTTCGCCAGCAGAGGCAACTTTAATACTTTTAAAATTATAGAAACCGTGTCTGTTTCTTTCACCATTATATTTTTTTAATATGTTTTCAAACTCTCTAACTCTGTCACTACCAACAACCATAGTTATATCTGTATAACCTTTATTGTGTAAACTTGTGGCTAAATCTAAAACCATGTTAGTAGGGTTTACTTCTATGTTTCTAGCATGTTGTCTAAACATAGATTTCATAAACTTTAATTTTTTACTAGGGTCTAATGGATTCTTTTTACTATCTTGTGATCTACTTAAATATATTTTATAGTCGTTTGTTGGCATAGACTTAACTTTGTTTATAAGTTTTTCATGGCCTATAGTTGGTGGGTTAAATCTACCAAACGTAAATGCTATGGACTTATCTCTTGCCTCTGTTTGATATTCCATCCACATATTTTCGTGTATTTCTAAATCGTCAATCTCTTTGTCTGTTACAACACCATCTTCCAATATTTTCTTACAATATTTGTAGAATTTTAAATAATGGTATTTTTCTAACATCTTATAGATAACATTTTTAGGTAATCTATTCTTAATACCGTATTGTCTAATCTCATCTGGCGACATATCTTTATCAAAGGCCGCTCTTCTTTCAGTGTCAACACCATCACCAATCTTAATAATATCTTTTAGACTATCTTCTATTTCTTCTAACTTGTCTTTAATTTTTTCTTGTAGATTTAATACATCATCTGGTGTTAGTTCTTTTAACTCTTTATAGTCTATTATATCTCTCTTTAATTCACCTTTTACCACATCTAACTCTTGTACTTTTCTTTCAAACTCTTTTACATATAAACTAGGATCAAACACAAAGTCTTCAGGTCGTTTTATAAACTCGTTAGTTTCTATATCATATACAGCATCTGCCTTTTTATTTTGATCATCATAAGTTTCCTGATCTGTAATAAAGTAAAAGTTAATAGGGTGTTTTGTACCAGGTATTAATTTACCTTGTATGTTATTTGGATTTTTAGCAGACAAATATTTTTGAGAAAGTCTAACTCTTTCTGCCTCTCGTTTTTCTTCAGGCACATCAAACAATACATTAAGGTCAAGGTCTGCATCATTTCTGTATTTCTTTGTTAAGATAGAACCAATCAAAGATACTTTTAAAACTGGATACTCTGACTCAAAATCTTTTATTTGATTATCAATAAGTTGTTTTACACTAGACTTAATTTTTGGATCTTTTGTATCTGCCTCATCAAACACACCTGGAGCGTAAGTTCTTCTAGGTATATCAATGATACTTTCTTTTATAAAATCTTTAAATCTCATCTTTTCTTTAACTCTAATTCTTTTTTTATCCAACTCATGGCTATGCCATTTTCTGGTTTAGTTCTTAATTTACCTCTAATAAATCTGTCAGCACTTTTTAATGTTTGTGTGACTAATTCTTTTTCACTAGAATTGTTATCAATGATTAACATTTTATTAGGACTAAAAACTCTTTGAAACTGACCTATGTTTGACTGAACACCTTGCCAACTTTTTGTTACAATGTAATCTGGTATTGATCTAGGTCTATTTTTATTTCTTTCTAATGCCACATCTAAACTTGTATTTACAAATATCATATAACAATCGTAACCAATGTTTCTTAACATAGCTACTTGTCTTTGTACTAAATTTTTATCTCTACCTGTGGCGTCTATAATTAAACCTAATCTGCCTTGTACATATTGATCTAACTGATTGCCAGCAGTTGTCTTTGCTCTTTGTCTGATAATATTTCTAAAGTATTCTTCTTCATCTGGCATTTTAATTGAAAGATTAGCTTTTTTTAAACCTCTTTCAAAAGCATTATCAGAGTTTACTAATTTCAAGCCTGTACCACCAAATGCTGATGAAGTTACAAATGTTTTACCTGAACCAGGGCCACCTGCTAAAAAGAACGCCTTGAATATACCAGGATCATAAACACCTTCATTAATATATTCTCTAACTTCTTGTAAAGTTTTTTTCATTATCCTTTTACCCAATCTTTAGCAATCGTAAAGTTTGCTCTACTAAATTCTAATCTATCTACAAGTTTAACTGCACCTGCTTTTCTATCTACTGCAACAAATCCTTCTGGATTAGTTACTTTATATCCATTAGGTGTTCTTATAAAATGTCCTATACTTTGTATCTGCGATAGTTTTTGTATAAGAAAGTTCTTTGCATTACCTAAACTTACGTGAGAGGCAATAGCAAAATATAAAGCACTTCTATTTTTATCTATAAATTGTAGACCATCTCTTTTTGCTTTAATAAATTTATCTTTACCTCTAGGTGTTTTTCTATCAGAAATTTCTGCTGTTAAAATTTGATCGTAATAATCTCTAAACATATCTTGTAAAGTTTTAACTTTTGCCATAGAAGTACCTTGACTATTTTTTATGTAGTGATTAAAAAATGACTTTAATCTAAACCCTACTGATAGAGGATCATTTGATTTCATTACATTTAATAAAGGCGCTGCCTTTGATAACGAACCTTCTGCCATTCTTATTAGTCCGTCAAACCTTGATAGTTCTCCAGATGTAAATGTAGATGAACCAGATGTATCTGTATAACCTGCACTTGCTAAAAACACAGCAGATGTGCCTGAACGACCTGATATTGTACCAAATCCTGCTGTCAATGATTTCATATCTTTACCTGTATAGTAAGTATGAAATACAATTCCTAATCTTGCTCTTGCAATTCTTTTACCGATAGATGAGTTGACTGGTACTGCATAGGTAATTGTGTTTGGTGTAAATGTTAACATTTTTTCACCGTCTATAGCAGCAGTTTTTAAATCGCCTTTTGTAAATAGTAAATC